CTGTCCGCACTGTCTATCAGGTCACCGATGAAATTCGGTGAAACATCCTCATTGTTAATTGTAGAAAGGAGTTCGTTCCTCTTTGAATAGACGGAATCCATCTCCCCGGGAGCAAGGTTCTCGTAGTTCCCCGATTCTAACTCCTTAGATCTCTGCTCAATCCATTGAGGGTCATCCATCTTTATCGGGTCTGCTTTCCCAATCGGAAGTTCAGCGCTACCTGCAATATCTTCAGCTTCCTGAGAAGCTGCTTGTCCAAAGGTTGGAGCGCCAGGCTCTGGCCTTGTTGCAGGACCCTTGAAAAATCGGTACGTACCCTTGATGGGGGCTGCTATCGCCTTCAGTGCAGATTTGGTCGCCATCTCCTCGATATTATAAGGGGCCTCAAGGAGCTTTCCGGTAGTCTTTGCTAAGGGAACAGCTCCTGGAATCTTTGTGATGGCAGCGTCCCTAGCAACCTGTTTAGCGGTCTGTTTGGCTATTTGGGATCCAACAAATTTAGGGCCAATGGTTGAACCTGCAAGCATAACTTCAAATGGAGCAGCAGCTCCAAACTGTTCCCATCCACCAATATCATATCCCTCTGGAGACCTCATGGCCTCAGAAGCAGTCCTCATTTTCTGTACGGCAGAAGCATCAGCAGGAAGAGCGCCGATGGCTTCTTCAACAATACGCATCGCATCTATTTCCTGTTGTCCCTTTACTGATTCAGGAGCTGGACCAAGGTATAGTTCTGGCTGTGGAATAGCAGGCGCACCCGCGGGGGCTATTCCCTGTAGGTAGTACCCAAGTCTTTCTAGCCAGTTAGGAGCACCAGCAACATCCCTTATGGGTTTGGAAATGCTAAATGTTCCAACATCAGAAGGTCCGTGAATAAATGCCTGAGCCGGGTCTGATGAGGCTATTCTCCCAATTGCTTCGTTGAGGAGTTGCTCTTCTTCTCTTCTTCCTGCTTCCCCGCGAGACAGTATGTCCATGATCTGAGATGCCTGCATATCCTGCGGAGATGGAGTAAATGACTGGTTTATACCAGGAGGGGGCGCAGTTCCCCCCTGCGGAGGCCCTCCTCGCATAAATCCAAGGTATCTGTCTGCTATTTTCCCAAAATTAATCATCAGAAGTTATACAGGAACCTCGTTCTTGGGTTCGTGTACATTCCCGTTGTTCCCCTTGCTGTTCCGGGCAGAGAACTGTAACGGGTTGTCCACGGGTCATTACTTTCCATAAAGTCCATGAATGAAGCAGGGTCCTCCCCCGCCCTCATAGACGTTCCTATATTACCAAGATAGTCTGAATAGACATCCTGATATGCCTGCTGGAAATACCGCCCCTTGGATGGGCTCTGTGCTCCAAACTGCATACCAGTCGGCGAACTGTAATACTGTGCCTGTGGCATCTGCTGAAGGACAATACTCCACCAATTCCCTAATCCAGTATTCTGGTTTTCCAGAAAATCCGAGAATGAGAATCCGTTAGCCATTTATGCACCGTTTCCGTTTTGGGCTACTGCGGGATTTGTAGCAGACAGTAGGAAATTAAGGAACTCTCTCTCATCTCCTCCTGCTCCCCTAAACCCTCTTTGAAGGTTTGCCATTCCCTGCTGTATTGCAGACCCAACATCACCACCATAGTACCCAAACTGACTAGAACTAGCTCCAGGATTTCTCATTGCAAGCATCTGTGCTACAGCAAGCTGGTTAGCGCCCGCCTGTTGCCCTCCACCATAAACCTGCTGAGCATATGCCCTTCTGGCAATATCATCAAGAGTAAGGCCCCTTGCAGCCTCAGTTTCTTTTGCTAAATCCGTATCAGTCATGGCTCCATATCTTCCTGCCATTCTTGCCATTTCTAAGAGAGAGGTAGCGGGGTTCATTTCTGCGCCAGCCGGTCTTACTCCAGCGGTTCCAAGAAAATCACCGAACGATGTTCCTAGCCCAGCTGACCCGCCTAATCTCTGGAGCTGGTACTGTGAAAGCAGGGGATTATAAGCCCCATAGAGAGCCTCCTGTTGAGGCCTCCTGAACCGTGATGCAAACTGACTATAAATATCAGCTGGCTCTTGATAGGCTGCTCCTATACCCCCGGTTCCCCCAAAAAGTTGGTTCCATACATCCGCCTGTGTCCCGCTCATCCAGTCTGGCATTGTAGCGCCTGTTCCAAATGCTTCTGTACTATAATCTCCAATAGCCATTTCATCCTCCTGTAGTATTATATTGGGCCTGATTCATCTGTAGTAAGGGGTCCTCTCCTCCCCCAAAGGAAGTCTCTGGGGTTAGGGAATCTGGATCACCCTTATGCTTATATGATGCCTCGACAAAGTGATTAAGTATTTCTCCTCTTGTCATTCCTGAATCCGACATATTCTGTGCAATGCCGAAGACACCTTCCTGAATATCAGGAATTGCACCTCCCGACGCGTCCTTGGTTGCAAGTAGATTCAGTAGGTCAATGAATTTTGAGTTTCTTGAAAGAGACTCGCTTTCTTTTATTGAAAATGTAAGGGGATCACCACTCCTTGACGTAGCAAAATAATCATACATTGCCTTTCTTCTAGGGTCGCCGACTTCATCATATAAATAAGCAGGATTTTTCTCGGCAGCAAGCATGTCGTCCCTGAGCTGACGTATCTCACTCATGGTGTCATTGATATCAGGCCTGTCATTGTTCAGGTACTTCCTGTAGAAATTAACCCATAGTCCCTGTGCATTGTATGGATCTCCCGCACCTGTTGACTGTGTTTCAAAATCCAGAGCTGGATTACTGCTATGAAGTCTCCAGAGAGTATCGAGGCGATTGTAGAGAGGCCACATTGCAGACTGCCTCTCGGCGTATTGTGATCCCGGTATGCTGTTATAGTCACGTCGGAACAACTGCATCTGCTGTAACCCCGCCTGAGTTTCGTCCAGTGGTATATACCGTGGGTGTGTATACCTATCACCATACTTTTCATCGAAATCTGTCTGGCTCATACCAGGATACCTGAATTGCTCTCCAAGGTTTTGTGGCTCACCGCCAAACTCTCCAGTCACCGGTAGTTCAAGTTGCTGTCCTGTAGGTCTATTTGCTATTGTTTCATAGGCGGTAGTTTCCCCGCCTGTGCCAACCGTTGACCCTGTTCCAGGGCCCCCTGGCTGAAACCCTCCTCTTGGTGGTGCAGGGGCAAAAGATGAAGGGTGTACTGGTGGTACAGGACCTGTGCTTTGCATAGATGTTATGCCTGTCATAACCTGTTCATATATATTCGGGTCCAGTGCATTGCTGTTAGCAGTAAACCACTGGGTCAGGCCATCAGGGTCTGACTGCATAATCCTTGCGAAGCTGTCACTGTGGAGAACCTCTCCCAGTATCTGTGTTCCGGCAGGATCTCCGTTTGCCTTGTCATCCTCAAGGCTCTGAAAAAGCCCATCGTAGAGTTCTTCTCTTGGCGTATAAGGCCTGACTGGCGGAGTCTGAGGAACTCCTGCATCAAACATAGGATCTGCTTCATTCTCTACCCCAGCGATCAGCTTACTGAGAACTTCATCGTCATCTATACCTGGTTCGATATTATTTGCAGTTGCGTCCGAGAACACGCCTTCTGTAATGGTAAGGGCATCATTCATATTGCCATTCGATGAATCCCATATATTCTGGAATGTATCCTGCCCTGAATCAAAGAGACTGTCTGCTTCATTCAGGAGAGAATCAAACTCCATGCTGTTATTAGTAGAAAAGGCAAGCTCTGCAACACCGGGAAATTCCATAAGCATTGCTTCGAGCTCTGGCTGCATGAGTGAACCAGACGAGATGTCCTGCGGATTCTCTATCTGCCTTACCATCTCTTCAAGGTTGATATCCTCAAGGAGTCCTGAAGGTGGTTGCTGTGTAGGCCCGAACATATCAAACTGACCCATAACCATACTGCTCGCAGCATTATTGAGTGCAGTATTCTCGTTCTCTCCTCCGAGAACCATATCAAGTATTGCCTTCATGCCAACAGGGCCTGGAAGCAATGCTGTTTCTGCCATCTTTGAAAATCCCTTTAGTATATTTTCATATGCCATTTATGGACCTCCCTGCGCTCCGGGTCTGGGTGTCCCCGGTGGAACGACTGGCCCTGCCTGTGGAACAGGCATTGGTGGAGGAACGCCCATCATGGCGTTAGGCATTACCCGTGGATCCATCCCTGGTGGTCCACCTTCTCCTCCTCCGGGCATAGGAGGTGCTCCGGGCATTTGTGGCTGCCCCCCAAGCTGCTGCTGCAGCATCTGTTGTTTCTGAAGCATAACCACCATCAGTTCACCAAGGTAGAACTGAACGAGATCAGATCTCCCCTGATTCTCCGCTGCCTGGAGCAGGGACCATAGCGTTGCTTCGGGAAGCATACGCTCGGCAAGCTGCTCCTTTATGGCATCATCCATCTGGTCTGCATCCTGAATGGACAAGATGCGATCCCTGATGGCGCGGTCTGAGAGAAGTGGGGTCGGACCTTCTCTGGCAATCTGGGCCATGCTGAATCTTGTCATGTCGTCCTGTGGCAGTTGTCCGACGAGGTTGACTACCGGCATTCCTGTGCCACGTATCACCTCGGGGGTTATTTCCTGTGAGAAGTACATGCGGTTCTTATCCATGCCTGTGAGTTCCATTGCCTTGAATGATCCCGTGGCATACTGGTCCCCGATAATATTGAATATCATCTGGTATGCCTTCTCTATACCACGGAGGTATTTCCCGACAATAGTATCAACGCCCTGCCTGAGTGTATTGATTGCATATCCTGAAAGCTGGAAGGGGACTTCTCCATAGACAGAGTGGGGGAGTGCCCCTCTCTGCATCTCACCGGCAACAAGTCCCATGAATGCACCAGTTTCCCGTGCGACTTCGAGCATTCCCAGTGGTTCGATATCCTCACCTGCTGCGAGGGCTATCTCTGAACCTTCGAGGAACGGATCTTCCTCAAGGGTCTTTGTGCCGTCACGGGAGCGGACTTTCAGTCCCTGTCTCCGTGACCTTGCGGTCAGTTCCAGCATGGTGGACATCATCAGGTTGTGTTTCGGGTAGAGTTCCCGTGTGCTTTTGAACACGGATTCCCCGACATCGGAGATGGTGTCCTGTGTATTTGACTGGTGCAGTGCAACAATGTACGGGGTAGCGCCTATGGGTCCGAGAAAAACAGGAACCATGCCTGCCCCGTGCTTGGTCTGCTTCTTCACAACGCGGTGGATTGGTCTGTCCATGCTGCCGTTGTGTATGATAATCGTGTTCATTTCGCGGTCGTAGAAGTCATAGACCATAACACCGTCAACCATATCGGTTGATTCCCAGTCTACTTTGACTCCGTACTCGGAAAATATCTGGTCTTTTGTCTTTGGGACTTTATGGCAGGCCCATTCGAGTCCGTGCTGCCCTGTGCCCCAGTAGGTATGAAGAGGATCCCAGGGGGTAATATCTATGTAGGTGTCCCCGTCCTCTTTCTTCGCAAGCAGTGCACGTCCTGCATACCATCCGCGTATGACGGTATACCATGCGAGCTGATCCCTTAGATTGGGAAGCATGATAGAGCAGAGTCTCTCGTCTGCTGACTGGAGAACTCCTATCAGGAATTTCTCCTTCTCGTCGTTCTTATCCCTGAGCTCCGCGTCAGCTCCGTTGTGCGGAACTCTCACGGTCATCTCAGCTCCGCTGATCCATCCCATGACTTTATCCGCAAAGGTAGCGGGCTCATTCGAGGTATAACTCTGGTATCCTTCGCCTGCGTCGTACTCTTCCAGTCGGTAGAGTGCATGGTCATCTTCCATGCGCTGGCGAAGCGGTTCTGTTGCGTTGTAGTGCCCCTCAACGAGGCTGACGATGTCTTCGGGCTTTTTCCTTGCCATCTATCGCCACCTTTTTACGGTAATCTTGTTCTTGTGATCAAGATAAGCATAACCGAATCTGTCAACGAGTCCATAGACGAGTGCCTTAACTCCGTGGTTATTCTTATCTTCAGGGACATCCCCGACGATATTCCCGTCACGGTCGGTTTTCCACCGGTAGGCCCTTGTCTGTCCGTCGAACGGATTCGGCACAACACCGAACTCCGAGAGTATACCATGACAATGGGGTGCTATGACAAGTCTGGGTGCGTGTGTCTTTGAGTCTATCTTCAGCCACCCTTTGAGTCTCTCGGTTCCCTCATTGATTCTAACTTTCTGGCTGGAAAGATAGAGTCCTGCCTGATTGAGCCACATTTCAGCAGGGGACGCCATCGCTTGGTGCTGTGTGCCACCAACATCAATCACACCAAACTGGACATCAGGCCACCAAGGCCTGCTCATCGCGATATCAATCATATCGTCGGTCACAAGCCCCTGCTCATAAATCTCATCAATGACCTGTATCTGGTCGCCCTTGACCTGTATGACCTCTATGGCATATGCCCCGGCATAACCTGGGTCCATCCAGAGGTGGACAGGCACATCCTTCTCGTACTCGACATCTGCTATATGTGCGTCGGGACGAAATTCAGGGAAGACGAGACCCTGTGGTGGTGAGGGTTTGCCCTCGATGCGCTCCATGTAGAAGTCATCGGAGCTGAAATCCCTGAGCCTGAGTATTTCAGGATCAGTTGCCCCACCTGGGTAGAGATGAACATTGGTGTAACTCGGTAACGAATAGGCACGGGCATCCTTATCAGCGCCGTTAGCCCATGCAGTAAACATCTGGGGATACCACCCCAGGCTTCCTTCAAAGGTTCCGCTGAGAAAGAGCCACCCTCGCTTAGGTGCACACCTTCCACGGAGCCTGTAGAACGTCTCAAGGTCTAACTGTGATGCTTCACACCCCAGTATCCCGTTCGGCGCTCTCATAGCAAGTGTTCTCGGATCCTTTGCACTCTTTGTTTCAATCCTCGTGCCGTCCGCAAGAACCAGGTGTCCCGGGTCAACTCTCTTTGATGCTTCCTTGAGGAGCCCGAGCCTTGCAAAATCATCAACGAGGTACTCAAATTCTGCCCTTGTGCGTTCGTAATCTGCTGCAACGAGCCAGAAGAGTCCCTTCCCTTCAGTCTCTGCAAACCGTGAGAGCAGGTATTTACTGGCCATAAGGCTCTTTCCCGCCTGCTCGCCACCAGCCACAAGGGTAAACCTGTAGGGTGAATCGAGTATGCGTCGCTGTTCTGCGGTCGGATTGAACCCAACCTTATCGAACAGATAACTCGTGAGCGCAGAACGATCAACATGATCTAAAACCATACTACCTCTTCTTCCCGACCTTATCAGTCTTTCGGGATTTCTTCCTCTGTTTCTTCATCTGCTTGAGACTTTTTTCCTGTTTCTGTTTCTTTACCACTTGACTCTTACGCTTTCAGTAGTATACTTTCTGTACTGATGAGGATTATTCTCCCTTTTTCTTATCAGTTTTCACCTCGTCACTGGAAAAGCCCCCTCTGCCAAGGGGGTTTTTCCTATTCTTCACTATATTTTTCTTCGAGAATATCCTCAATCTGTTTCTCCACCGGTGTACTCTTCTCCTCTTCCTTCTTCGGAGCATTCTGCGCCATCTTCCTGATATCCCGCAATAGCTCCCGCGCTGTATCCTCCTGAACAATTGCCGTCGGCCTGTACTTCGAGGGCATATTCGCATTGAGCAGCGTAATAGCTAATACCGGGCTCTTCTTCACCGCCTCAGGGTCCATCACTATCCCCACAACTACCTCCTCCAGAGCCTCAGCAAAGTCCTGCCTTGCATCAGCTACCCTGTCAGGGAAGTCAGGATCATGAGACATCCAATACTTATACGTCGAGCGATCAATACTCGCTGACCTCAGCCCACTACTCACCGTCCCCATCTTCTTCAAACCACTGAGAAACAATAACTGGTTCTTCTCTTTCCGTATACTCCTGCCATCCTGCTTACCAGGCATTCCATCCCCCCTCTCATACTCTCCCCCCAAGTAAAATTACATTTACTTACTACCCCCTTAAGGGGGTAGGTAGTAAGTAAATGAATTAAACATGACTAGGGGTTTACCAGATTTACCACTTCATTTACCCAAGTAAATACCACAACTTTACGCCTGCTGTCAAATCAACAGGCATTCCATTTACCAGTAATTTACTCCACTTTACTCGGTAAACAGGCACTCTTTTACAGAAAAAATTCTGTCACGGGTAGCCATCACCATACGCCCCAATCTCCAAGCCATACCCCTCATAGCAATCGTTTATAGGCAAACGTATATTATCAAGGCAAACGATCAGTAAAAGGCAAAGGCTATCCAAGGGCAAAGGTCAGTACAAGGCAGTCGCTCTTCAACGTCAACGGCTCTTTACAATCAACCGCTCTTTACCATCATCGGCGCTTTATAATCATCGTCTCTTTGATGTCATAAGCTCTTTGTTATCATTAACTCTTTGTTATCATCGGCCCACCTTGCTCATTGTTATTTGAATTAGTAATCAAGAATCATCTAATCTGCTCTCGCAGTAATCAGTCATTCGGACTACATATATTTTAAATCGCATGTTAGTAATCCCTGCACTGTTCCATTGCAGGAATAAATAACATACTCGAAGGTACAGCTATCGCCTCACACTAAGCACACCAGACAACATAAGCAGGCGGGCATACGGTACTGAAGGTGCTTGCAAGTAAATACTTGCAAGTGCTAAACGGTCTTAAAGGAATAAGTTCTTTGATCCGTGCTTCCACTAATCGTTACAGCACGGTGGGATTTTGGTTTTTTTGTCGGTGCGGTTTGGGCGAATTTGATTGAGTTCGATCAAAACACAGCGCACGATTTTCCAGGTAAACGGGCCCGCGAAAACGCGCTCGCGAGCCGGCCGGACGGCCGACGTCGCGCGACGCGTGGCAAGGCTTTACTGCTAGACATAAACACAATAACCATGCTAAAATAAAGAGTAATGGCACTACTTGCCACGTGAAATTTAGAGTTTGATTGAACTCGATCAAACTTAGATAGGAGGAAACCTAAATAGAATAGCTATCACAGCTACAAGGCATGAGTGCCTTAATTTTATTTTGGAGTCGATACAATGAGCAACAAACTACAAGCTACAAGCGCTAAAGCAACCCTGGCAGTATTCAAGAATAACCTTAAAGGCGACGCGAGCGTATACGACACCGCGACTTATACCGATGAATTATACAAGGCGTGGAATCATGCACGCGAGGCGTTACCGTTTGGATTAGATTCACGCGGAAAGTGGCTAATTATTCTTAAAATGGGTGGCCGTAGTGACCAAGCGTTAACGCGCTTGCTGTTCGATGAGCGATTGAGCGAGAATCAAAAGATTGAAGACGGCTCAAAAAGGCTCGCGCCTTTTGAGCTCATGAATAATGGCAAAAAATCGGCCAATGTTGGAGTGCTCGAAGTTAGCGCCCGCCAACTCTACAAAGTTGGAAAATACGCCTTAATGGCTGAATTGACACGCCAAGCGGGAATAGCTCAAATGCTCGAGCACGATAACAAGGTTATCTCGCGCGTAGTCTACGCAAACAAATTAGCGCACGATACATTCGAACAAGGCGCGAATAAACGCGAAGCGCTATATCGTATGGTAAAGCAAGACGTAAAAGTTGACGGTATAAGCGAGATGCGCTCGCACCATTCGAGTTTCTCGCGCGGTTTTGAAATTGCATTAACCAAGTCGGGCGAAACGTGGACGGATGGCTTAAGCGCGAGTGAACGGCCAATCGAAACGCGCGTCAACTTTGAAGTCTTCCAGGAATTGAAGAGAAACATTATAGAAAAAGCCGAAAAGACTCCAAGTCAAAATCAAGGCGAAGCTACCAAAAAGCGCGACGATTTGCAACCCGCGGAAGACGCGGAACCTACGAACGACGCGCCAAAAGTCGACAAAGTAACACACGTTTTAATCAAATGTCGAAATGAAAAAAGCAACCCCGCCTGCTTAACTAAATTCGAAATTGGCTTGGAATATTTACAGCTAATATACGCAACAAGCGACGCGAAATTCACAGCAAAACTTCCCAAATGCGGGCACTGTGACGCGGAACTTATCGTTGATCAAGACACGCAAAAGCTAGCACGTAGTTAGTCGCAATCGATACGCGCCTCGTAATTGAGGCGCGTATCTTTTCGCTCTTTTTTTTGCGTGTCCCTGTTGTCTGGTAGGTTGAAAGTATACGACAAGGTACGGATATCTTGATAAGTCAAAAGTATTTATCAAGTTATCCGTATCCACCAACTGAACCTATGCAAGGGCCCAGTAAAGTGTGCCCGTTCTTGTTAGTGGGTACGTGTCGAGGAACCTACAAGGAAGGAGGATATAGAATGTCAACATATTGTGACGACTGCCTAACAGTTGCATATGACTATGTCGGGGCTGGCATAGAGTTACAGCTAGAGTTCATGCGAAGCATGGACCTGGCTTCACTCGAGGACCATACGTGCGAACGCATAGAGACCGACGGCGAATCAGAGTGCGACTGTAACGCGCACAGAAGATGAGAAGACTGGTACCAGGATAAGGTAAAGGAGGTGTGCTATGAGTTGCCAGGATCCGTTGTGCGAGTTACCTGCAACGAGGTGTGACACGCACGAAGTAAGGCAAGGCGTGAACTATGTGCAGGTATGTAATGAGTGCCTTACGGAGTACGGAAAACTCACGGAGATGAGGTTAGAGTTAGAGATGATCGACCCATTCTCTACTTATTACAACGGCTTCGATAGGAGTTGCTATGAGTAGACTGATGCCCAGGATTAGGTAGCTGTCTTGACATAAACATAAACTCATAGTAGAATTAAGGAAGTATGATCTAGTAGATCACTACGGTTTGATTGAACTCAATCAAAGAATCTTACAAGGAAGGAGGTAACCAAAGGAATGAATAGCACAGACATTATAGCTATAGCAGACGTTGAATCCGAGGAGTTATTGTACTGCACCTGGGGTAGGTTTGCGGTAGACAATTTAGAAAGTGGCGGTATGGAAATTGAGGAACTCAATGACATAGAAGCCACGCTAGACAAGAATCTTCCGCATAGGCAAATGGATTTTGTGCATCATATAGGTGGAGGGGCATCATCGGAGTACTTTATAACGAGGCATCGTATTAAAGGCGAAGAATGTACAGCAATGCGCGAGGCATTCGTACGTACAGATGCTATTGGGATTATGTGGGATGCATGGTGTATCTGTGATCCTAATAAGGAATGGGGAGACCATATTATAAACGGATGCAATCACCTATACAGC